GGGATAATAAGCCGTTTGAGAAATTCATACTAATATAATTAGTATTATCACCCTCTAAAAGATCAGGCATTTTATTAAAATGCACTCTAAATCTATATGTTGTATTAGGAACTGGAGCAAAAGCTATACGTCCAGATGTTGTATCAGTCTCTCCTGTACCACCACCAAACATAGCATAATATTTAGGTTGACCTTGAGCTGCTGACGTCCCTGTTACATCTTGATACTCTTGTAAGTATGTATAATCTTTTTTCTCTAACCATCTATTAGCTCCTGTAGTTTCTGACCCTGCAGTGTCGTAAACTTGTATACCTCTTATAAATAACGCTCCTGCTGGAGCATTGATAGATTCTTGTCCTGCAACTAAATTACCTAATTGTTGTTTTCTATCTGCATCGATAGGCACATCTCTAAAAATTCTGTATTGTGCATTTAAAATAATATTTTCTAAAACAGCATCTGTTAAAACATTTGAATCTGTTTCAGTATAACTTCTAATTTGTGTTTTTAATCCTGATGCACTTAACCCTGCCATTATGCTGATAGACTAACTGGTCCTGCGGATACAGTTGGTCCTCCTCCTTCCTCTGTTACACTTGGAGTTGCTCCTAAACTAAAAGTGTATTTGTCTGTTGTTGTAACCGTTATACTAAATCCTGAAGAGTTTTCATAGGTAGAAAAAGCAACACCGCCAGGACTTCCTTGTACATTTCTAAATCTTACCGTATCTCCTGTGGTTCTTCCATGATTATTTTCTGTAACCGTAATTGTTTGAGAGCCTGATGTAATAGAAAAAGGGTTATTACCTAACATAGCCGCAACAGCAGGTTCTATTCTATCAACTCTAACATTTCTAATAGATATTGCATCTGCTGATGAAGGTCTTGGTTCTAATTGTGGTTGTTTTGGCTCAAACTCAGATACATGTACAAAAGATCCATTCCATTCTCTAACCATTTCCCTGTATGGAAACTCTAACCCAGATCTGTCTGATATTGCTTTTGCGTATTTTCCTGTTGCGTATTTTGGCATTATTTTTTACTTTTTTTCTTTTTCTTTTGTTTTTTCTTTTTAGCACCACCAGGTCCTAGAGGTTTGTCTACTCTACCACCTTTGGCCATATCAAGTCTTTTTCTAGCTTCCTCAATTGCCTCTTGTTGAGTAAAACCTGCTTCCATAAGTTCTGCTACAAGTTCCATAAATTTTTTTTCGTCCATGATTATGCTCCTGGGTAATATACTTTTGGTGTTATATAAGTGCTAGAGGCCGAACCATCTTCAGCTAAAGCTCTAGCAAATTCATCTTCATAAACTAATTTCATAGGTTGAATTAATTGTGGATTGTATTTTTGTGCAAGATAATACGCTAGTCCTGATACCATACAAGGAATAAATCTAAATGGCACATCAGATGCATTTGTATAATCTCCTGCATCTTGTATTCTTTTTATATAATAAAAATGCATATCTTTTGATGCATTTGTTGAGTCAGGTGTTGGATAAATTTGAATACTAATGTGATCTATAAATCTTTGCACAAAGTATTGATTAGGTGTTCCTTTAGAAAGTTTGTTTGAAAAACCACCATAAGTTGATCTATCAACTTTAGTCATCGGACTATCTGATTGAGTTGTCTGAGTTCTGTTAGATCTTAATTGTGCTTCAAGAATATCTGATATACCATAAACACCATTTGGATTAGAAGTAGCACTTGTACCATCACCACTGGATCTAAAAAATTTGTATTCTGCTTGCCCTTCAATTAAATCAAGATCAAGTTCATCTATTTCCCAATAATGAATACCTCTATTACCCCATTCTTGAAGTAATATATTTAATGATCGCCTTGCAGATTTAAGTTGATAACCTGCAACATTTGTTAATCCAATACGTTCAAAAGCTTCTTCTACTATTTCATCAATAGCAAAAGTTTTATCAAACGTTGTTGTTCCCGAGGTAGTATTAGCCATTTAATCTCCTAGCCAGTGTAGCCAATAGTAAGAGATCCTGTGTTAGTCATGGTTGCATGAACACCATTCTCAAATCTGATACCATTTCCTGGAACATAAATATCTAAACCCTCTGTTCCAAAATCAGCTTCAAAAACTTTATCTCCTGAACTACCAGATGAAATATCTCTTAACACAACAACAGATGAAGCTGCTCCTGCAGCTTGAATGTAAGTAATTCTACATGGACCTATGTTAGTTGATCCACCAGAGATAGTCTTTACCTGTCCTGTGCTAGCTATATTTGTAAACTTCTGATCTGAACTCATATTTTTCTCCTATTAATAGTGTGGAGCCTAAGCTCCACACTAAGTATTTATTAACTTACTGCCGCGCTAAACGGAGTTGCTGGTGTTCCAGTACATCCTGAAACTACCTCAACTTTGTATTTGCCGGAAGCAATTACCGTGCAAACAATTTTTGAAAAAGTAACACCACCTGTTGTACTACCATTTAAAGTAATAGTGTCAGATGTCGAAGCTGTTTCAAATCCAACAACGTTATCAGAAGAGTCATCAATAAATAATGCACTACCGATCATAACGTCAGTTGCGTTAGCAACTTGTACAACTAAATCTCCAGTCTTAGTAATAGAATTAAAGATTTCAAACTTTGCACCAACGTTACTTAAGTTGTTTAAGTCTGCTCCTGGTCCTGCGATTGCAGAATCTGAATTTGCGTTAGTAGCTGGTAACGTATATGTTACTGCTCCTGCCGCATCGTTGTGTACGATTCTTCCAGCGTGAGTATCAACTGTTAGTGATACACTAGAATCTGCGTCTACAACGTTACCTGGACCCGTATTGAAAAATCCTGCTTTGGATACAACCGGACCTTGGAATGTAGTTTTTGCCATAATTATCCTCCTAGTATTTCCGAACGCAGTCTCTAGGCCGTCGACTATACGCGTCTACGTTCTAATTAATTGTATAGTAATGAAACTATATACTACATTTCAATAGAGTGCAAGAGAGCCTGTAATGTGAATGTGATTTATTCAACGATGTAGCTTTTTTATTAAGTAGCTACTGAAACTTGTGGAGCGGCACCTTCAATAACGTTTTGCCTGTGGGCGATAGCTGCTTCTTCCAGCTTGATCTTAGTGATGACTTCTCTAACTTTGTCATCAATTCTGACCATTTCAAGAGTATATCTACCATTAGATAGATGCTCCTGTTCCCACTTCAACTCCAAGGACCTTTTTTGTTTGTATAGGTCTTGTATCATTGATAACCTCCTCATAGGTTATTCTGTTAATCTTGTTATCATATGTAATTCCAAGATGTTCCCACTTTATACTTTTTTCTCCAAGTTTGTCAAGGATTGCATTTTCTAAGGATTGTGAATTGTCTTCAGATAAAACTTCGAATCTTGCGTGATGATCGTAGGCCCAAATGTTGACTAAGAATTTTTTCATGAATCTCACCGTTTATGTTGTAAATGGGGCGGTTTTAAGGCCGCCCCATAAAATTTAGTTATTACGCACCAGGTGATGCAAAAATACCTCTAGGGTCAGATACACCAAATGAGTATCTTTCTCTAGCTTTGTATCTTACCTTACCAGTGTCGAAATCACCTTCCATTGCAGTTGTTAATGGAGCTCTTGTGAACATTTTCATACCATTTGGTACGTCTGTAATGATGTAGAACGCATCAGTGTCAGTTAAATAGTTATTGACTCTGTATCCTTGCGGAATCATACCCATAGATACGATTGCGTTTATATCGTTATCAGCTGTTCCAGTTCTACCTTGAGATTTCATCAATCTCTCAGCTGTAAACTGAAGCTCAGAAGGAATAATCATTTTTACTCCTCTTGCTGCAACTCTAAGACCTCTTTCATCTGTCATCTTAGCGATGTCAATCATAGATTGCTCTAATGATGTTTCGTTAAGGTCTGCCGCTGTAGATAACGTGTTCTTGAAAGAACCAGCTACCGTAGTGTGCGATGTGCTAAATAAAGCAGCACCATCACCAGATTTAAACGTACCGAAACCATTTATTAATGGTTCAACCGCTTTAACCTGTTTAGCGTTTGACATTGATCTAGCTAAAGCTTTTGTATATCTAGAAGCTAATCTATCGTAGAGGTTATCTTCGATAGCTTCTTCTGTGATAGCAAATGCTAAAGCTACAGTCTCGTGAGTGTAACGAGCAGTGAAAGTTTCTTGTGCTTCATCGAATGATACACCAGATCCTTCACCTTTTACTTGTGCGTTTGCGAAACCAGATAACATGACTTCTTCTTCAAAAGCCCTGTCACTGTTTTCTGAAGTATAAATTTCAGCATGCTGATTTTCATACCTCTTGTATTCCAAGCCGAACAGTGCGTTCAAACCTGGCTCTAGTTCTTTAACTAGTTGTGATCGTGATATTGCCATTTTTGTTCTCCTATTCTAGCATTATGATTGAAGTTCAATCAAGTTTGGAACAACGACTACAGATGCAAAAGCTGCAGTAATATCCTCATTTTCAGGATCTTCTGCAGATCTTAACAATCTGAATGAAGCTGCGTCAGCACTTGTGTCATCTATATCTAATGTCGCTGAAGACTTACCAGTAGTATCACTACCAGCAGAAGTATTCATGTCATAAGTTTCTAGAAAACCCGCTTGAGTCACAGCAGCATCAGTAGCCACTACATATTGTTGTTGAGGGTTATCGAATACAAAAGCGTCGATGTCTTCTGAGTTCGCCGGTGTTATCGGAGTCTTATAAAAATTCGCAAACGTTGGCTTTAAAGTTGTAGCCGCGTTATAGAATATTCCATTTAACACACCTAAAATAGGTGCGTCAGTTGTTTGACCATCGATAATGTAACCAGCATTAGAAGCAACAGCTCCACCTTGGTATATAGTAGTCCCATAACCCGCATCGATTTTGTACTTACCTTGACCAGAAGTCGCTGGAGTTGATCCAAGCGTTCCTGCAGGCACTAGTCCAAAACCTTGAGTGTTTCTATTTGCCATAGTTGTTTCTCCTTATGTACCTGCCCTCGAAAGGGCCTCCAGTACGGTTTATTAAATTCAGTGATATTTAAAATTACTTTTTCGTACCACCGAAGGTTACACGAGATTGCCTGTCAACATTGATAGGCATCCTCTGGTCTTGCTCCTTCATAAGATCGTTATCTACTGCTTCACTTTGATCACTATGTCTACTTGTCATGTAATCTTGTCTTTGTTGCGCGATCTCAATAGGTACCTTCGCAAGTAAAAGGCCACCGACCCCAATCACTCCCTTGTATTTCCCGTCTTCGAGAACTGGATAATCACTTGAGTTTTCGACTTCTTCGGCACGAACTAATTCATAACCTTCTCTTAAACGTCCAGTTATGTTTTTCGTATCTTGAAATCCTACGACTTCAGCTCTTATCCATCTATACCTGAATCCATCAGGTGCAGGGGGTGCATCTAGAGAAGATGGTGGAACCCACACTTTAGGTCTCTCTGACTTTGTCCGTGTTTGGCTCGCACGAGAAGTGTTTTTATCTTTTTCCATGTTACGCTCCTTCCGTGAGTTTAATTTGTTTTGCGTACTCTTCGAGTGGCACTCCAAGTTTTTTAGCTATTGCTACCTGAGAGGAAGTGAGTCTCACAGTTTGCTTTCCTTGTCTTACAGCTGATCGTTTGACAGAAGCAACATTTTGCGTCGGTTTCGATTCCCCTCTTCCTCAT